GCAAAAGATGATGTAAATGCTAATGGTGAAAAAGCTCAAGACGCAAAAGATGATGTAAAGGCTAATGGTGAAAAAGCTCAAGACGCAAAAGATGATGTAAAGGCTAATGGTGAAAAAGCTCAAGACGCAAAAGATGATGTAAAGGCTAATGGTGAAAAAGAGAAAGAAACTAATGAAACTAAAGAAGGTTACAAAAATATGAAAAATAATGAAAAAGAGTATAAAAATAAAATTGCTAAAATAATAGATAATCTTAAAGATTTTTTAAAATTTATGAGAAACAATAATAATATTTAATTATATTTATAGTCTTTTAATAGAATTATAATGTTTTTAACAGGTATTAATAACATAGAACCTTTGTCAATATTATTTTTAATATTGGTTCAATTTGGTGGCAGATATTTAAAGATAGAATTAACGCCTGCGCAACAAAAATTAATAAATAATTCTATATTTCAAAGCGTGCTATTATTTTCGCTTATTTATATGGCAACTAAAGATTTATTTAAAAGCATTGTTATAATGGCAGTATTATATATTTTTATAAATATTTTATTTAATGAAAATAATAAATATAACGTGCTTTCTAAAAAGTGGTTAATAGAAGAAAAAATATTAGAAGACAAAAATTTTAAATCTTTAAAAGAAATTTATAAAAATAATATTCAAAAAATTATATAAGGATTAGAGTTTATTATACTATAAGCTGCTATAGCTCAGTCGGTTAGAGCACTCGGCTGTTAACCGAGCGGTCGCAGGTTCGAGCCCTGCTAGCAGCGCACAATTATTTTTATAATAATCATTAAAAAAAATGATTAATAATAATATTGTTATTATAATATTAGATATAAATGGACATTATAAAGTATAATAATAATAAAAATTTCAATAAAGAATATATAGAAAATTTATTAACAAATAAAGAAAAATTAATAATAGACGATAAAAAATTTTATTTTAAATTATCAGTGCCTTTAATTGATTATAATAATGATAAAAAAATTTTAGGTCCCAATACAAAGTATGAAACCGGATTAGATTATTCAAATTTATTGACAGAAAAAATAGAAAATATCTATATATATGATATAATTTTTTATTTAGAAAAAGATAAATATATATTGACGGATGATGTGGATAATTTTAGTTTTATTAATAAAGACAATAAAATATTAAAAACATTTATTGATATAATAGATAAATGCGAGCGAGATTATAGAAGGATCAATGATATTTTGTACGTGATTAAAAAACACGTAACGTGGTTAGATTTTTTCAATGGATATAAAATGATAGAGTATGTTGATAAATTATTATTTTACGCTATGACATATAATAACTTAATTAATGATATGATAATGATTGTATCACGAATTATAATAATTATAGAATATGATAAAGAAAAAAGTGATAATAATGATTATGAATTATTTAAAAATCGCATTAAAGTTTTTCAGAATAATATAATTTTATTGAAAGACAATTTAGAACAAACGAGGCATGGTACTATGCAAAGAATTTCTTATTTAGATTCTGGAACATCAAGAATATTAACAATCGTAGCCGCAATATTTTTACCTACATCATTTTTAATATCACTATTATCAATGCCGTTCAAGGGTATCCCTTTTAAAAATAGCAAATACGGATATTTCATAGTATTATTTATGATTACTATAATATTTTTGATACTTATATATTTGTTTTATGAAGATTTTGCGAATTTATTTAGAAAGCAATAAAAATTAAAAATTGATAATTATTAAAATAGTTTAAACATAACACGAGTTATTTTAACTACTAATATTAAGAGATATGTCAATTTATCCAGAATTATCCTATAATGACCAAAAAGTTGAAATCCAAGAAGTTAAAGGAATCCAATTTAGTGTTTTAAGCCCCGAAGAAATTATTAAACGTTCGGTTGTTGAAATTAATAAAACTGATACATATGCTGGAAGCGAACCTATAGTAAGTGGTTTATTTGATTCGCGCATGGGAGTATTAGAACATAATCGTATTTGCTGTACTTGCGAGCAGAAAAATATATTTTGCCCCGGTCATTTTGGACATATTGTTTTGGCAAAACCTGTATTTCACGCTATGTTCTTTGATATAGTAAAGAAAATTCTTAATTGTGTTTGCTATAAATGTTCTAAATGTTTAATTTCACCAGATACACAACATAAGGATTTTAAAAATGATATGGCAAAAATATTGATGATAAAAAATAATCAAAAACGATGGGAGGCATATTATAAATTATGTAATACAACTACAAAGCTTAAAGCATGTGGCGATGATGATGTTGTTGGATGCGGTGCGATACAACCTACAAAATATCAAAAAGAGAATGCTATGAAAATTATTGCTGAATGGAAAGATAAAAAAAAAGAGGATAAAGTTTCACAAGAATTTACAGCCGAAGATATTCTTAAAATTTTTAAAAGAATTACTGAGCGAGAAATGGAGATGATGGGATTTAATCCAAAATGGAATCGCCCTGAATGGATGATATGTACTGTTTTGCCCGTACCTCCGCCAGCTGTAAGGCCAAGTATTATAGAAGAAAATGGGCAGCGTCGCGAAGATGATTTAACACATAAATTAAGCGATATTATTAAAACGAATAATAGTATTATTGATAAAATTAATAAAGGCGCATCTGAAGATACTATTAAGTATATAACTATGTTGCTCCAGTATCATGTATTTACATTTATTAATAATCAAATACCGGGACTCGCACCATCACAACAGAGAAATGGTAGAAAATTAAAATCTGTATCAGACCGAATGAAGAAAAAAGAAGGGCGTATTCGCGGTAATTTAAATGGAAAACGTGTAGATCAATCGGCGCGTTCTGTTATTACACCGGACCCTTATATTAGTATTGATGAACTTGGAGTTCCTATTAAAGTTGCTATTAATATTACATTTCCAGAGACTGTCAATCAATATAATATTGACAAAATGAGGGAGTTAATTTTAAATGGCTCTGATAATTGGCCCGGAGCAAAATATATTAAAAAAAATAATACAACTATTAATTTAAAATATTCAAAGGATTTGGAACAAAATGCTAAAGAATTAAAATATGGCGATGTCGTTCATAGACATTTGACAAATGGTGATTTTGTACTATTCAACAGACAACCATCATTACATAAAATGTCTATGATGTGTCATAAAGTAGTTATTATGCCATATCAAACTTTTCGCTTAAATGTTCTTGATACACCGCCATATAATGCTGATTTTGATGGAGATGAAATGAATTTACATTGCCCTCAAAGTGTTCAAACTATGAATGAATTGATGGATATTGCGGCGGTACCATATATGATTTTAGCACCAAGAGATGGCAAACCTATTATTGAAGTTGTACAGGATACTTTATTAGGTTCTTATAGATTAACAAAAGATATTACAAAAATACATGATAAAACTCTGGCTAATATGCAAATGGTTAATAGTTATTTCGGGGGTAAAATAATAGATAAACCTGATAAAAATTATATGTATACAGGTAAATATACATATTCGCAGATTTTGCCACCTGGATTATTTATTAATAGAAAAAATAAGAAAAATGAAAAGTTTGAAATTGATAATAGTGAGTTGATAAAAGGTAATTTAGATAAAACAGTATTTCACGGAATAACTACTGGATTAATTCCGGTTATTTATCATGATTATGGACCATTTGAAGTTAGAAAGTTTCTAGATAATACTCAGCGTTTAATTTGTAGATGGTTATTAACTGCGGGTTTTAGTGTAGGTATCAGTGATTTAGTTACTGATAAGCAAACCGACGAAAATCTAAAAAATAAGATTAAAGAAATGAAAACTAAGGCTTATAATAAATTAGATGAAATTCGTAGAGGCACTATTGATAATAATAGTATATTCAATAATGAAGAATATATTGAACGAGAAATTATTGGTATCTTGAATGAAACAACAAGTGAAGTTGGTAAAATTGGATTATCTCAAATTGATGAAAATACAAACAGGATGATTAATATGGTTAAATCAGGATCAAAAGGCAAGGAGACTAATGTAGCGCAAATGATTGCTTGTGTAGGGCAGCAAAATGTCGATGGTAAACGTATCACTTATGGTTTTACTGATAGAACATTGCCGCATTTTACTAAATATGACGATGGTCCAGAAGCAAGAGGCTTTGTTAAAAATAGTTTTATCTCGGGATTATCTCCTCAAGAAGTATTCTTTCACGCAATGGGTGGACGCGAAGGTCTTATTGATACTGCTGTTAAAACTTCTGAGACTGGTTATATTCAGCGCAGACTTGTTAAAGCTATGGAAGATTCTAAAGTTCATTATGATAATACTGTGCGTACTGCGATAGGTTCAATTATTCAATATATTTACGGAGAAGATGGAATGGATGGATGTAAAATTGAAATTCAAAATATAAATACTATTGATAAAAATTTTATTGAATTGGAGCAAGAATATCATCTTGTAAAATCAGATAATTCGGCTATACATATGACTACAGATGCTTTTAATTCTATTAATGACGAAACATATAAAAAGTGTTCTAAACATTTTGATGATATGATTAAGGATAAAGAGTTTTTGATAAAATATGTATTTAATTATGAAAAAAAGAAGGTTATTAACTATCCTATCCCGTTTGAAAGGATTTTAAATAATGCTAAGCAGAGACTTAATAGTATTGGTATTGAAGCATTTAAAACAGATTTAACTCCCGATTATATTTTAAATAGTATTGAAAAGATTAAATCGGAATTATATATTAAAAATAAAGAGCAAGGTACTAAATTCTTTCATATATTATTGAGAATACATTTAAATCCTAAAAAATTAATATTTCATTATCATTTTACTAAAGATATATTTGACTGGATAGTATTACAAATATATGAATATTACAAGCAAGCAATCGCTCAACCTGGAGAAATGGTGGGTATTGTAGCAGCGCAAACTATTGGTGAGTTAGGTACGCAGATGACATTAGATTCATTCCACGTATCAGGTACTGCGGCAGCTGTTAAAGCAACATCTGGTGTTCCGCGTTTAAAAGAAATTTTATCTGCTACTAAAAAAACAAAAACACCTACATTAATTATTTATATGAAACAAGATGTGGCGAGTATTATTAATCCTGAAATGAATGAAGATGGAGAAATAACAGATACTCGTCTTGATATTACTAAAAATCACGCTATGAATATTAAAAATTCTATTGAAATTACTAAATTATATGATATTCTCGAATATAGTGAAATTTATTGGGATAATGCCGAACATTATAACACAAATATAGAAAAAGATCAAGGAATGATGAATATTTACAAGGAATTTGAAGATATAGAAAGTAATATATGTAAGTCAAAAAGTTCATCTCCATGGGTTTTGAGATTAGTTTTTAATAAAACTAAAATGAATTTATTCGGACTCAAAATGATAGATATTTATACGAAAATTAATTTAACTTATGATAAATATATTGATTGTGTTTATAGTGATGATAATGCCGAAGAATGTATATTTAGAATAAAATTAACTGATACGGCATTAAAAGATATTGATGAAAAGGATGAAATAGCAACTATTAAAGCAATCGAGCATAATATTGTTTATCAAATCATTTTGAAAGGATACAAGGGAATTAAAAAGGTATCACTAAATAAAAAGAAATATACTAAATATAACGAAGATAATAATAAATTTGACAATATAGTAGAATGGGTTTTAGATACCGATGGAACTAATTTAATTGATATATTAGCAAATCAAAATGTTGATTCAACGCGAACAATTTCAAATGATATTCGTGAAATTTATGATACTCTTGGAATTGAGGCCGCACGCAATGCTTTATACAAAGAATTAGTAGCTGTAACAAGTGAAGGGTCAATGAATTACAGACATATGTCTCTATTAATAGACACTATGACTTATAAAGGACAATTAATGTCTATTGATAGGCACGGCATTAATAGAGGTGATATTGGTCCATTGGCAAAATCGTCTTTTGAAGAAACAACTGATATGTTAATTAACGCAAGCATATTTGCTGAATACGATAAAGTTAATGGTGTTTCGGCTAATGTAATGCTCGGACAACAACCTCCTTGTGGTACTGGTGATTCTAAAATATTAATAGACGAACAACATATGTACGAATTATTGAAAGATGTTGATGATTCTGATAATAAAGAATTGGAGAAAATAGATGAAGAAGGAGATGATGACACAGAAGATTATGATAATTTCAATGGATGTATAGAAAAAGGGCTAAATATTAATTTTAAGAAAGATAATAAAATTAATAATATTTGCTATAAATTGCCAGAACAGAAAATTAAAATAGTATAATCACTATTATTTGCTACCTTTGCTACCTTTGCTACCTTTGCTGCCTTTGCTACCTTTGCTGCTATCGCTATCTATACTATGATAATTGCTTTGTGAAGATGAATTAGATATATTATTTATTATTTTATTTTTAATTTCATCTGGACTATCTTGTAATTCATAATAA